ACAAGATATCAATCAAGGATTAGCCAGTTACGGTGCATTGATGAAGTCTCAAGGACTGCAAGGTAAAAAATCCAATGCAGAATTAGCACAGGGTGCCAAGTCCTATTTAAAAGAAATGGATGCGTTGGCAAAAGCCACAGGTCAATCAAGATCACAAGTAGAAGAATCAATGGCAGCAATGGCCAAAGATGCACAGTTCCAAGCATCCATGTCAGGGCTAGGTGAAGGAGTAAGAAACAGTTTCTTGGCAGTGACCGGTGGTCTTCCTAAAGGTCTTGAAACATTTGCCAAAGACATTATGTCTACTGGAACCGCCACAACAGAAGAAAATCAAAAGCTCATGGCAATGATGCCTCAGAGCGCGGCCATGCTGCAGAGAATGAATCAAAAAATGCAACGAGGCGAAGCGGTAACTTTAGAAGAACGCAACGCTTTAAACAATTTAATGAAACAGGAAGGTGGTAAACAATTACAAAACATAAAATACGCAGGAGCTGCCAGTGCCGAGCTAGGTGGCACTGTTAACGCATTAGCAGCTACTCAACAGATAAACACTAATGGTATAAAAGAAGCCACAGAAGAACAGAAAAAAGCAGCTGCTGAAACAGACAAGATGAATCAAAAGATGCAGCAGTTCCAAGCTGCAATCGCAGAAGTAGGTAACAAATTCAAGATGCTGTTGGCTAACAGTGGCATATTAGACTACCTAATCAGTGCGTTTGGCACAGTGGCCAATCTCGCAGAAAAATATTTGGTACCTGCTTTTAACCTTGTAGTGTCGGTGGCCATGAAGATATGGGAAGGCATGAGTCTATTGTTGGCTCCTGTGATAGATTACCTCAGTGAAAAATTTGGTGCTTCGGGGTTAGGCGGTACAGTCGAATTCATTGACGGTATTATGAATGCTGTGTTTCCGGTTCTAGGCGGTTTAGTTAGGGGAGCTATATTGGCCTTTGACGGATTGTATAATGGCGTGATGCAGATCATTCAACCTTTGAAAGAATTAATGAGCAACATATTTGGAGTTTCAGAAAGCACAGGAGGGTTCGGTGAGATATTAATTAAAGTAGGTGCATTTGTAGGAGAAGCGTTCCAAGTGCTAGGTACGGCTGTAGGAGTGCTAATTAAAGTGTTCGATTTTATGTTCACTCCAATTATCAAAGCAGTGGTAGCTATACTTGGTGGTATGTGGACGGTTGTCAAGGACGTGATTAATGGCTTGGCAAAATTTATGGATATTATTCAAGATGTGGGATCATTCTTTGATGATTTAATGGATCAAATTTTATTTGCTATAGGAAAATTAACTAAAGGCCTAGCAGGTATCAGTGAAAAAGAATATGCCGAACGTAAAGAACAATCCGATCAGCGTAAAAAAGATCGAGCTGAAGAAAGAGCATTGCGTAAAACCAACAATGACGAACTGACTAAAGCACAGATAACCGGTTTGAAAAAAGACGAAGCTCAATTTAAAGAAAAGAAACTTACCCATGATAGACTCACAACCGGAGCAAAAAAAGAAGCAGAAGCCAAAGAAGCTGCGGTAAAGGCTCAAGAAAAATTATTAGACTACAGTGCAGGACCAGAAGAACTGTTGAAACAGTTCAGCGGTAAGCAAGGCGGCGCTGTAGAAATTGGAATTAAAAAACAGGAAATTGGCAAAGAAAAAGATGCTGCTAACAAAGAACTAACAGAAGCCAAAACCACAGCTGAAAAGAAAGCAGCTATTGAAAAAGTTGAAGCAGCCGAAAAGAAATTAGAAGCACTTACTAAAGCAGAAAAGGCTCAAAAAGAAGCAGAAAAACAACAAATAATTAAAGATTTTGAAAAGTCTGGCAACGAAAAAGCCGATGCAGAAGCTAAGGAAAAAGCGGCAGTCCCAGCACCAGCTAAACCTCAACCTACCACAGCTCCTACAGATAAACCAGCGGTCCCAGCATCAGCTAAACCTCAACCTACCACACAAACTGACGCAGGCAAAAAAGCTCTTGAAGCAGATGCCGAAAAGAAAAAACAAGAAGCAGATGCCAAAGCCAAAACAGATGCAGAAGCCAAAGCTAAAGAAGAAGCGGCAGCTAAAGAAAAACAAGAACAAGATAAAAAATCTCAAGAATCACCTTCTACACTGCTCGCGGAGTTAAATACTAAGATGGCACAATTAATAAAACTGCAGGCGCAGACCACTACAAACACTTATGAAAATGTAATGGCTACAAAAGGCCTTAACAAGAATCTATACAAAGCATGAGCTGGAAAAAATACTTTACCCCTGTTAACATAGATAACACCAGCGGCTCTATGAGTCCAATCAGTGGTCGCGGCCGTCCAGGTCCTGCTCGTGCTAATTATTCCAGCTATCTACCAGATGTTTACGCAGGTAGTCCCAATCGTGTAGAACGATACATGCAGTATGATACCATGGACATGGACTCGGAAGTCAATGCTGCTTTGGACATACTCACAGAATTCTGTACACAAAAAGACAAAGAAAACGCCACACCGTTTCATACATTTTTCCGTGGTGAGCCCACTGCCACTGAAGTCAAGATACTCAAAGACAGCCTACAGAAGTGGTGCAAACAGAACAGCTTTGAAACCAGAATCTTCCGCATACTACGCAACGCATTCAAATACGGAGACTGCTTTTTTATTCGTGATCCAGAAACCAAAAAATGGTTGTTTGTGGATGCTTCTAAAGTCACTAAGATAATTGTTAACGAATCAGAAGGCAAGATTCCCGAGCAGTATGTGATCCGTGATATCAACTTCAACTTCAAAGAATTCATAGCTACCACACCACAAAATACCACAAACACAGCTCCAAGTGGTACTAGTTCATATCAGACAGGTGGTGGTTTTGCCCGCGGCTTTGCAGGTGATGCAGCACGTTCAGTAGGCACAAGATTCAGTAATCAGACCAATGAAATAACAGTGGATGCCAAACATGTTATTCATATTTCATTGTCAGAAGGACTAGATAATAACTATCCTTTTGGTAATAGTCTATTAGAATCAGTGTTCAAAGTCTACAAGCAGAAAGAATTGCTTGAAGATGCTATTATTATCTATCGTATACAACGTGCTCCAGAAAGACGAATTTTCTATGTAGACGTTGGAAATATGCCGGCACACATGGCTATGAGCTTTGTTGAACGTGTTAAAAATGAAATTCAACAACGACGTATTCCTTCATCAACGGGTGGCGGAGCAAATGTCATAGACGCTAGTTATAATCCACTAAGTGTAAACGAAGACTACTTCTTCCCACAGACCGCCGAAGGTCGTGGATCAAAAGTAGAAACATTGCCTGGAGGTACAAATCTTGGCGAAATTACAGATTTACGTTATTTTACTAACAAACTGTTTAGGGCTCTTCGCATCCCTGCTAGCTATTTGCCCACAGCTATCGACGAGCAAGCCAACACTGTATCAGACGGCAAAGTAGGCACAGCTTACATACAAGAATTGAGATTTAACGAATACTGCAAACGTCTACAGAGTATTATAGTAGAAACATTTGATCTTGAATTCAAGCTGTGGCTTAATGATCAAGGTGTAAACATTGATAGTGGACTGTTTGAACTTAAATTCAATCAGCCGCAGAATTTTGCTGCTTATCGTCAAAGTGAATTAGACACAGCTAGAGCAGCTACATTTTCACAGGTGGTACAGATTCCGCATCTCAGCAAGCGTTTTGCCATGAAACGATTCTTAGGCATGACTGAAGATGAGATCAAAGAAAATGAAAAACTGTGGCGTGAGGAAAACGGTTCTAATATCAAAGCACCTGCCGATGCACAGAGTCAGTTGAGAGGCATAGGTGTAACACCAGGAGGCATGGCTGCAGATGTTGGAACTCAAGAAGCAGAAGCACCTTTAGATATGGCAGCTGCCGCAGAGCCAGGCGCAGATGCCGGGGCAGAAGCAGCACCAGAAGCACCAGTTCAGTAATAAATACATTATGCTTCTTAACGAATTCTTTTATTTCAACGAAAAAAACAACGACTTTGCTCAAGATCGTAGATATGAATCCAGCAGAGATCGCAGCATCATTGACAAAAAAGACACCAGAAAGATACGTCTTACGCTGCGACAAATCAATCAACTGAGGCTTCAAAGCGAAGCACATCAATTAGAATCACAATCTGAACTGGACTTTATAAGACAAATGTATGGAACTCCAGTTGGCGAAGAAGCAGCATCTGCACAATAACCCCGCGTTTGTTATAGGCAACGGCACCAGTCGACAGTGCTTGAACCTGCGATCTCTAATAAACAAAGGTGTGACCTACGGCTGTAATGCACAGTATCGTGAGTTTGAACCTCACTATTTAATAGCTGTAGATGTGAAAATGGTCAACGAAATCATCGAGTCTGGCTATAACAAAAAACATCAAGTTTGGACTAATCCCAATAAAGGCATACAAACCAAACATGGTGTAAATTTTTTCAGTCCGCACAAAGGCTGGAGTTCAGGACCCACAGCACTATGGTTTGCAGCCACCCAAGAACATAAAAGCATCTACATTTTTGGATTTGACTATCAAGGGCTGAACGGTAAATTCAACAACATTTACGCAGACACATTCAACTATAAAAAATCAACAGATGCAGCAACTTATCATGGCAATTGGCTGAGTCAAACTGAAAAAGTAATCAAAGAATTCCGTCACACACATTTTTTTAGAGTCATAGAACCTGGAGCATTTATACCGGACAGACTAGGACCTGCTCTGACCAATCTCAGTCATATCACCTACGATGAATTTAGTAGAAGTTTTCCTGATACTATATATTCAGATCAAATCAATCAAAAAACTACCATTTAACACCGGTTTGTAATCTTCGTGTTAAATAAACAACAGCCCATACCATTTGAGGAGAATACCATGGCCGACAATAAATTACTACAACAGATGCTTGAGCATTTGGTCAATGATGATCAAGTTAAAGCAGAAGAACTGTTCCACGAATATGTGGTAACAAAATCTCGTGAAATCTATGAATCTTTAATTGACAGCGAAATTGCTGAAGAAGAAGAAAAAGACGAAGAAGATGAAGAAGTAGACGAAGCTGCAAAAGACGACGATGCAGAAGAAGACAAAGTCGACGAAGAATTTGAAGACATTGCTATTGAAGGCGATGACGAAATGCCCGCAATGGGCGGTGATCCAACTGACGAGCTAGAAGGCGACATCGATGCAGAAATGGATGACGAAGAAGGTGAAAAGTCTGAAGAAGAACTATTCCAAGACCTAGATAGCATTGTAGACGAACTACAAGCCAAATTTGATGAACTCAAAGGCGGAGATGACATGGGCGACATGGGCGATGATGACATGGGCGACATGGGCGACGAAAAAATGAAAGACAGCATGGACCTAGCAACTGTTCGTGAATACGTCGAGAAAGTTGCACCAGCTAAAATGGGTGACGACGGCGTAAACAACAAGTCTATTGTAGCTGGCAAGAATGACATGGGCGGTACAACTGCCAACATTCTAAGCGGCAAGAATGGTGCTCCTGGTTCAGAAACAGGTGAATTAAAAGGTTCAGGATTGCTAAAAGGCAAGCCAACCGAAGATAATGCTGGCAACATCAATGTCCCAGGCGGCAAAGCAGGTAATGCGTTCTCTAAGAAAGAACCTGGACATGGTGCTGAAAAAGCTGGTGCAAAAGAATCACCAGACAACAAGCAAAGCCTTTTCCGTGGTCGTAGATAATAGGACTTAATGGTGAAAACTACTCTATCAGAACATTTGAGTTTTGACCAGGCTAAGATTGTCTTGGAGCGCGACGAAGGCAGCGACGGTAAAAAGTCGCTGCATCTAAACGGCATTTGCATTCAAGGAGACATCCGTAATGCAAATCAGCGTGTTTACTCTTCTGAAGAAATTGGCAGGGCTGTCAAAACGCTCAATGAACAGATCGCTGGTGGCTACTCCGTTCTTGGAGAAGTTGATCATCCTCAGGATTTAAAAATTAATCTAGATCGTGTTAGTCATATGATTACCAAGATGTGGATGGATGGTCCTAACGGCTACGGAAAACTAAAAATACTTCCAACTCCTATGGGACAGTTAATTCAGTCCATGCTAGAGGCGGGAGTCAAACTGGGTGTTAGTTCCAGAGGATCCGGCGAAGTAGACAGTAGTGGCAAAGTGCAGGGTTTTGAAATAATCACAGTAGATGTGGTAGCACAGCCCAGCGCCCCGGGAGCTTATCCCACACCAGTA